CTGGGAATTTGAAGAAGGTTTACCCATCTCCCCGCAGATGTTCGACCTCTTTATGAAGAATATAAAATTTACCCTTAAGCTAGACAAGGTGTTTGCGGGGTTTGACCCTACATCATTAAAGGCATCGCAGTATTTTGAATTAGGTGAAGACTGGACAAAGATTGGGACACCAATAGCAATAAACATTGCCCAAACAGCCTTGTTTAAGGCAGCAGCAGAAAGGCCCCCGCAAACAAGTGATACATCTATCCCTATTGATGTGGTTGCTGCTGAAATCGAAGCGCGATTTCCCAACAGATGGGTCGGTGATTTTGAAGTCGGTGCTAGGGGTCCACTTTTCTGGGTGGATGATGGGGTAGACCGTGAAGGGTGTCAGGTAACAGAGGATGGAATGCTCTGCTACTCGGACAGGGCGGGTAAAGGGTTCCTTAGCTGGAGAGAAATTCTCGGCCCCAAGTTCGTAGAGGAATACGAGCAGCAGAAGATGGGTAACCTGTTGGATGAATACTGGTTTAATGGGCGAACCTTTTTCAAATTACTCTTTAACACAGCAGTGCAGATCCCACGGGAGCAACTAGTCTTGGAGCTGAGGCAGATGGGTTTTTCTGTGAGACTTAAAAAGGGTCAGACTCTCTCGGAAGTGGAAGCTGCCATACTGGTCATCAGTAACCAGAATCGGATCAGCGAAATCGCACCTGTGATATTTTCCAACGAACGGGTTGTGGAGTGCAACGGTAACCGTATTCTTAATACTTCAACTATCGAACCTGTTGAACCAGCAGATGACGGTGACCCAAAAAACTGGCCCTTCCTCCATGACTGGCTGCACCAATTATTTGAGAACTCAACACCCCAACCGACTAGCGACTATTTCTTTGCGTGGCTCAAACGGTTCTACACTGCTGTGCTGGAGAAGCAACCGTATCAAGGACAAGCCCTGATTCTGGTAGGTCCGACAGGGCGCGGTAAGTCACTTTTATCAAACAGAGTTATCTCCGGACTGGTTGGTGGGTTCTCTGACGCTTCGGATTACCTGTCTGGGCACACAAAATTTAACAAGGATCTAGGTCGAGTAGCTGCATGGGTAATTGACGATACAACCAGTGCGAGTTCATTTCAGGACCAAAGAAAGGCAACAGAGCTAATTAAACGCGCCGTAGCCAACCCGAGAATCGAATACATGGCTAAATATGCAGACGCGATCTCAATTCCGTGGTCTGGGCGCGTTATCTTATCCTTAAATATGGACGCAAATAGCCTATCCGTTATACCCGCCCTCGATAGCAGTAACCGAGACAAGCTGATGGCACTACGTGTGCGGGATGGTGCGACCAGTGACTTCCCCCCAAACATGAAACTGGAAGCGACTATTGAAGAGGAACTGCCGTTTCTGGCCAAGTGGCTTATGGACTGGACCCCGCCACAGGAGGTAGAGGACTACGGACGATTTGGGGTGGTCAGTTTTATAGACGAATCCGTGGCGTCTGCGGCTTACGACAACTCCAGTAGATCAGCAGTAGCGGAACTGGTGGAGATATTCTCCAAGCGTTGCCGAGACGTTAATCCGAATATGATAAATTGGGAGGGCACCCTGACAGAATTTCAGGTGATGCTCCACGACATGAACAACGGGAGAAGTGTGGGTATGAGCAACAATCTGGAATTTGTAAGGCGGGGCATGTCCACCTTGGAAGAGGCAGGTAAAACTAATAAAAACATACGCCCCGTGCACTCTTCGGGTAAGGGAGGGGGTAAGGTGTGGGTTGTGAACATAGAGGAAAAGTTTGACATCTCCAAATCTTCTCCTTAAATAAACTTATGACGGGAAAATCAGAAGAAGAATACAGTGATGAGGAGGATCTGGATAGCGTGGAAGCGCAAATCCAGTTCACCAGAGACGACTATCGACTCCTCACAAACAAGATCAAGCACTACACAAGAGAACGAAGCAGGATGGAAAACGTCCTCCGGAAGCTAAAGGCCCGTGCAGCGAGAATCAAAGACTGGCAGCAGGACGAAGACATTTGATGGGGACATGATACCCATCCACCTTGTAGGTAAACCCATAATCATCAGGGTCGCCACGGAACTTGTATTCTCCTTGCTCCAATAATTTCTTGGTGCTGATCCAACCAAGCATCCAAACCTTTGAGTAGTCTTTTAGGACACGGACAAAATAATAGTAACCTGCCTGTGGCTTTTTGAGTTTAGGACAGTTTACAGAAGCTGTGTAATGTGGGAGGGGCTTACTGGTGCAAGTCTTGGATTTTATATCTATTGTCTTTTTGCCGATCTCATAATCGTGGCTAAAACAACGACCCCCCACATAAGTCGATTCCGGATAGAGTAACTCAAAAGCAATCTCGCCAAGGAAGCCCGTCATTCGCCCCCCGCCCTTGGTGAAGGAATTAGGTAAAACTCCCAACTTTTGGCTTCGTTCAAAAGCCTGCTTAACATTTTCAGAATTGGGTGTGAACGCAATGAACTTGCTACTCCGCTCCTTTGAAAACTGGCGAGGTAGCTTTCGTGCCATTACCAGAGATGTTTACATGCCCAATAGCGAGCAGTTGTCTTGTCCTTAGCGGTCTTACAATTATGTCGTGCTCTGAAGTTAGCACGGCGTTTAGGGTTCTTGTGCTTGGTAAAATCAGAATAATCACGGTGACCGTAAGACACCTTCTTAACTTTGTCCCCCTGTTTTCCAAGAACAACAAACTTCTTTTTGCTCCCTTTAGGGGCGCGTTTGGGTTTGTTAAACCCAGCAAAGGTCTCCCCGTGGTATTGAATCCTCCCAGAAGGAAGACGCTTAAATCTTTTAGTAGCCACCTTTCATGCGCCTTTCTACAGCATCGCTATAAGACTCATTCTTCTTAGCCGCTTTTTTCTTAGCCGCTTTTTTCTTCGGGGCTGAATGCCCATAACCCTTTTTCTTGAGCGCAAGATGTTGTTCGTAGGTTTTAGCAACCGTAGCTTTGCCCGTTTTCGGGTGATACATATTGTGTGGTTTGAAGTCTGATTTTTTCATTGTTTTCTTCGGGTTGCTTTTTCTTGGGCACTACCTAAAGTTGGTTTTTCTTTAAACCTTTTACTAAACCGCTCCCATGCAGGGAAAAATATTTCGTCCATACAGCGGACAATAGCTTCTTCCTCGTAGGACTCGCAGTAAGCTAGTCCTGAAATACCAAGAGCTGCGTGGAGCATCTCATGTCTTATGGTATCGTGCAGGTCTTTTCCTTTCAAGGTCTTATCTATCTCAATAACTTTTCTCCTGTGGGAGTAAGCCCCATAACAATCATCATCCCCCAGATCCCTGAACTTTATCAGGACACGGACCCCAGCCATCGTTATGCTTTTAGGAACATTAAGCATTTACAAATTGAGTTAAAGCTCTCGCGTAAACACCAGCCAGTTTACCTCGGTTACGGTTAATCATTTCCCACTCAGAAGAATTAGTCCCAAAAAAAGGTTCAGCAATTATGGCATAACAATAAGTCTCTCGCAAGAACGCAGAGCCTCTCTGTCTGGACACGCGAGGTTTGCTACCACGGGAAACCATATTTGGGTAAGTGTCTTCCATCTCTGAACGCATTGTTTCAGCAAGACGTTTGCCACCTTTACTGGAGTGCCAGTAAAGCCACTCATGTCCGTTGGCCGCAGGACTGGCAGCATTAAAATGCAACTCAACGGCTGCTTTAACGCCATCGCACCTCATCTTACGTGCCACATTTCTTATGGCCGCTGAGTAAGTGTTTAATTCGTAGTCAGAATAAATCTTAAAGTCTACGTCCAGTAACTGTCCAATTCTTCGGGCAATGTCTCTATTAAAGTCCCACTCACTGACGACATAAGAGCCTGTAGTGTAAGCCCCCTCATCACCTTTACGGCTATGCCCTACACAGATACCAATCATTTTTTGAGGATACGATAAAGTGAAGCCAGCCCCACAGCAATACCCACAACAAGAGACCCAACCCGAAGCCAGTATTCAAACTGCTCCTGCATACTGGTGATAAGCCCGATGACGGGAGCGGCCATTCCGATTAAAGAATCAAATATTCGGGTGTTAATCATTTGTCGCTCCCAATAATAACCGCACGACGATAACTGTAGTCGCTGTGGAATTTATGATCTTTACGCCCAACAAGAACGCCTTCCTTGAACTGGTAAGACTGCCCTTCAATCAGCGTCACTGTGGGTGGATCGTATAATGCGCTCGCGTTCGCGCTTGATGCGCTTTGCGACCCGCTCCATGAGCAACTTGCTATGAGGATCGCCAATGGAAGCAAGGCCATCAAGCCGATCTTCGAGAGCGTCGAGATGTCTGTCTCGTTGCAGTCGCACGTATTCAACATAAGCCTGTAAAGCAGCAGTTAGCAGTTGGAAGAATGTCTTCACTTAGACTTAGCCTTACCCACGTTGAGGGCGAGCCAGCTAATAACGCCTGAAATGCGCTGCACCCACTTATTGTCCGATTCGTTCGGAGTCATGGTTGCGATAAGAGATGCTACAGCAATTACGCTGGCTGCGATTTGCAAAAGTTGCTCTGCGTTCTCGGTTATGTATTGGATCATTTAGTCGGGGGTTAGTTTAAATTACATCATGTTCGCAGTGTAGGCTCCTACACCAGATGGATCAAATTGAACGGTTGGCTTGGCCGCACCACGGTGGGCGTCAAGTTGTTCGTCCAAGAGGGCGCGGCACACACCCCAATGATAATTTGCGCGTTCTAAGTCTGCGCTTTCTTCAGCTATGTTGCCAAGCATGGCGTGCTTGATTGCATTAAGACTTGATGGGTAAACAATGTCGTCGCTATCAAGTAGCTTTTTGAATTTTCGTTTAAGCAGCAACCGCATGGTTACTGTTTGATTGTTGTCGTTAGCGATACGAAACCGTCTGTAACGGGTAACTTGATTAGGCTCACGGACAGTAGCTAAGTGGGTAGCTTGGAAGTGGTAGATTTTACTGGTGGCGGCTCCAGAACTTGTCCATGTCTCGCTATCAGTTGACCGATACAAATATATTTTATTGTCCTCCGTATCTACACCAGTAACACGAT